GGATATTATCCCCCAACCCACTATCCCTTTATCCCCCTCCCTTTCGATATATAAAAAACCTTCGGTTTTTTATGCGCTCCGCGCAAAAATCTTTGGAAAAACTATTGACGAGAACTACGATTGGTGGCACAGTCTGTCCAATGAGCCAAAACCTCGCCTTCAAAATTCTCAAAAACGGCCACGAAAACAACTTGCTTACCCCAGCAAAAGGCGATGTCGGTTGGGATCTCGTAGCATCGTCTGAACCGCAGATCGTGTTTACCGACGATTCGAAGAAAACAGTTTTGTATGTCGAATATGACACGGGAGTTACGATTCAGCCACCAGATGGTTTTTTCACCCTTGTGTTTCCTCGCTCAAGCATCAGCAAGTATGAGCTTTCGCTAGCAAATTCGGTTGGAGTAATTGATGCTGGGTATCGCAATTCGATTAAGCTGCGCTTCCGTTTTTTGGGCAAGAAGCTGACAAAGAAATCTTTAATTTATCAAAAGGGAGACAAGATCGGACAACTTTTGTTTATGCCGAGCTTTAATCTTTCTGCCCATCAAACTGATTCTCTAGACGAAAGCCAAAGAGGATTAGGAGGTTTTGGTAGCACCGGAATATGAAGCTTATCCCAGAAAAGATGGACGACTTATCCCTAATTGAAAAGATTAGGGACTACGGAGATAGCTCTTGTTTTCAAGAGATCGTCAACCGTCACTCTGGGATCTACCTTCAGATGGTTCATAGTTACGCTCCACGCTCAATTGCTATTGACAACATCAATGATCTTATTGATAGCAAAGAGTCTCACATCTACGACGCAGTTCAAAACTTTGACGAGACACGTAAGATTAAGTTTTCAACGTACCTTGGCAATCATACTCGCTGGTTGTGCTTAAACGCAGCAAATAAAAAAAACCACTCGCCCCTCGATGACAATTTTGATTGTGAGTTCGAAAGCTCAGAATCTGTTGAAAAGCTTGAAAACGATACATTAAATAAAGTATTTAAATACATAGAAGAAAGCGAAGATTCTAGGGTTGTAAAAATTTTTAAGATGCGCTATATTTCTGTCGATGGGAAAAGAAAAATTGTTCCTTGGCGCAGAATAGCAAAAGAGATAAACCTTTCTATACAGGGATGCATTAACATTCATAACTCTACGTTAAAAAAACTAAAAAAGAAATTTCACAAATCATATGATTAACTCAATCGTACTAGCAGGAAATGTCGTTGCCGACCCAGAGTCGCGCAGCACTCAAACTGGCAAAACAGTTGCCACTTTTCGTCTGGCTGTAAATAATCCACTCAATGATAAAGATGTCGTTTATATCGACGTTGATACTTGGGAGAAGCAAGCTGAATTTGTTACCTCTTACGTAAAGAAGGGTAGCGCTGTATCTGTAATCGGTCGCCTCAAGCAAGACTCTTGGGAGAAGGAGGGCAAGAAGCAATACAAGATTCTAGTCGTTGCAGATCGAGTAAATTTCGTAGGAGGAAAGAAGAAGGAGGCAACAGAAGATACTGAGACGGAAGCTGAACCTACTCAGCGTCCAGCAGCTAGACAAGCTGCTAAGCCTGCTGCCAAGCCAGCAACATACTCAAAGACTCAAAAGTCTGCTCCTCTTGAGGATGACGAAGTACCAATGTGATGAAAATTATCTTTGACGCGCCATTAAGCCAGCTTTCCTTTGGAAATGTTGCTTATAACTTTCTAAAGGAGTTCTATAGACTTTCTGCTCTTGATCCGAGTTTAAAGATTTCTTTCTTTCCAGTTGGGGAAATAAATCTTTCATCTTTTGATAAGATGGATCAAGATCTGAAGAAATGGATTTCTTCAATTATAGCTAACCGCTATTCATCTTTAACCAAAGATGCAGTAAGTCTAAAGCTTTGGCATATTAATGGCGCCGAAAAGAGACTTTCTCCAAAACAGGTTCTTTATACTTTTTACGAACTTGATCAGCCAACTGTTGCAGAAAATGCAATAGTTGGCACCCAAGACGCAGCGATCTTCTCTAGTTCATGCTCGGCTGTATCTTTTGCCCCTGCAAATATTGGTAAAGTTTATTCAGTTCCGCTTGGTTTTGACGAAGACTTCTTTGAAACTAAAAAAACTTATATGCCAGACAAGATCACATTCTTGTTGATGGGTAAGTTTGAAAAGCGTAAGCATACCGATAAGATCGTTAAAATGTGGGTAAAATACTTTGGAAATAATCCAAAGTACCAGCTTAACTGCTCAATTATCAATCCATTCTTTAATCAAGAATTGATGAAAAGGATTGTTTTAGGTTATCGAAGCTTAGCTTGGAATATTAATGTCCTACCTTATGTAGCGACTAACTCAGAAGTTAATGATATCATTAATTCTTGCAATATTGACCTTAGTGGACTTAGCGGAGCAGAAGGCTGGGGACTGCCAGCGTTTAACGCAACTTGCTTAGGTAAATGGAGTGTCGTTCTTGATGCGACAAGTCATAGAGATTGGGCCGACAACAAAAACTCTATTCTGGTTAGACCCTCTTCTAAAATTGAAGCTTACGACGGCACGTTCTTCAATAAAGGTGGAGATTTTAATCAGGGCTTTATTTATGACTTTAATGAAGATGAAGCTATTGCGGCTATGCAGAAAGCTATTGCGCTTGTTGAGGCTGGAAAGATTAACGAAAACGGAAAGCTGCTGAGACAAAAATTCACTTATCAAAAATCTGTAAGTCAGATTGTCTCAATTATTAAGGAAATTTCCTAAGCTCTCCTAGGAAAAGCCATTGGCATAACCTCTGCTAAACAATAGCGTCACAGCTATGTACTCAAAAACATATTATTATTCAGCAACAAGTGCCGCAAGCACTTATAACTATGTCTCTAAAGTAGATGAAAACGGCGCCACAATCACCGTTGATCTACCAGGAGTCCACAAAGACAACGTAACCATCTCGTATAGTGACGTTGACTATACGGTTAAAATCGAAGCTCAAAAGAATAAGGCTAGCGTGTTTAGCCAAGTTTTTGATGTTTCCGAGAAGCTTGATATGCACAATGCGACGGCAACTATGGAACACGGACAGCTTCTATTTAGAATTCCAAACAAGAAGCCTCCTCAACTGAAAACAATTAAAATTACGTAAAATCTAGCCGCTTGAAAAAGCGGCTTTTTTATTAATAATAAAATATGCCACTTTACACATACGAGAACCCCAAAACCGGAGAAACTATCGATATCCTGCAATCAATGAACGAGGAACATTCATATACTGACGAAAACGGGGTAAAGTGGAAAAGGGTATACCAGATACCCAACGCATCGATAGATTCGCAAATAGACCCTCATAGCAGTACTGCATTCATTGACGCCACAAAGAACAAGAAGGGCACTTATGGCGATCTGATAGACAAAAGCAAAGAACTAAGCGAAAAGCGGGCAAAGACATATGGCGGCTCTGATCCTATAAAAGAAAAGTTTTTTAAAGACTATTCGTCTAGCCGAAAGGGCGCAATTCACCCAGACCAGAAGAAGACATACGAATCAAAACGAGTTAAGGTGGAATATTGATTTGCTGATCCTCCCAAGAAACCTCTACTATATTTACTTCGTTTCCACCTTCTCTTATTTTATTATTTGGTATTTTAAATATTTTAAGTCCAGATTTATCAAAAAAATCAAAGGTTTTTATCTCTAAAATATTAATTGGAAAAGTTGGCTCACTGTAATACTCGCTTTTTGTTTTATAATGCTCAAAAAAACTCAATAGGGCGTCTGTTTTTCCTGAAAAAAATCCAGTATTGAACGAGTCTTTGTCATAGTACTCTTTTTGATAATCATAAAAAACGCAATCGTTATCTTTAAGAGCTGAAAGATGATTTTTAAAAGTCTCTTCTGAGATCAAATAATCATAATTTATTACGTGAACTGTTTTAAAACCAAGTGATTTTGCAAAACGCAGGCCGTCTCTTATTAAACAATAAACTGCATAGCCATGTTCAAATTCAAATCTTTTTCTTAAAACACCACTGGCAGTATTCGTTGTAAGATAATAATCTACACGAAATTTTGAAAAATCTTCTTGTTTTAAGATTTCATTTTTATTACTAACCAAGCAATAATCAGATATCTTTTGGATCTCATCATCTAATTGATAATTAGATGAAACTATTTTTGTTCCAGAACTGCACTCTATACATTTCTTTAATAGTTCTATTTTTTTAGGAGAATTAGGATGCGCTAAAATTATAGATGCTACGTCTCCGCTTTTATCGGGATTAATAATGCAGTCGATTTTATCGATTACCATTTTAGCAGAAATCTTTTTGGAACATTCAAAATTTTTATTTCTTGGACACCACATCCAATCAGATCTGTCAAATTTTAGATCCGTATCGTTCCAGCACCCATTGCACACAGATTCGTTAATTACTCTATAAGGAGTTTCAAACTCTGCAAAAGCTTTACTAAATCCACTAATTAAAACAGTTGGCTTGTTAAGCGCCCAAGCTAACCAAGATAATCCAGATCCCAAGCCAATAAAAAATTCAGAATTATATATTTGCGACATTCTCATTTCCAATGGAAGGTCGCCGGTTTTATCTATGGCGCCTTTTGGTATGTAATTAATTTTTCCACTTGCGTTGCCAAAAGACGGAAAGCGATCAATGCACCAAACCTCATAACCTTTGCTATTTAAATATTTTATTACCTCTTCCCAGCCCTTTTCGTTATTCCAGTATTTGCATTGAGCGGTGCTTTGGGTTGCAATAGTTACATATTTCTTATCCCTCTTTGTTGAGTTTAAGAACGTTAAGATTGGTCTTTCTTCTTTAAAATCAAGCCCAAGAACTGAGCTAGCTACTTTTTGTAAAGGAATTGTGCGAGGATCGATTGGGTTTCTGTCGGTCCAGTTGTCCAACGGATAACCTATTTTATAAACTGCATAGTAACCGTCTGTGCTTCTAACGTCAGAAACAAAATTAATATTGCTATACGAAGAATCAAGAATCTGAGCCAACTCTTTATTAAACACTAAAACATCTAATTTGCATTCGTGTTTAATTTGAAATCTGTCAATCTGACCAGTATACGCAAGAATATCGCCAAGGCTCTGCGAGTCTATAATTACTAGAACTTTTTTATCTTTAAGATTTAAAACTTGATCAAATACTGTTTGCCCGCCAGACTCAACAAGTATTCGCCATTCAACATAATATGAAATTGTTGACTTGCACCACATATTATTCTTAATTTCACAAGAATAAGTGGTATAGCCAGTTTTATTATTTATAAATTTTACTCTATAGGTTTGATCCACTGGGCCATTTATAGACACCCTAGGCGAGTCAATAAACGAAACGTTAATTACGTTTTTCACTTTATTTGGCTGTTTTAAAGACTTTTTAGTCTTTGAATAGGTTTGAAGTAGACTATCTCTCATATATTTTTTATCTTTTCAATATTTTCATTAAAACATCCTTCTTTCAAATAACGAACTCCAGCAAACTTATTATACATATTTTTATAAGCTGGTAAATTATAAATTAAGCAAGGCAATCTCCAAGATATGGCCTCTCTAATAACAAGCGGCGATGTTTCCATTTTAGAGGTGAAAACCATTAAGTCGCACGCCTGATAGAACTTATCAACATCATTTCTTTCTCCCCAAATAAAACAGTTTTTCGGCAGATCTTTTAATAGAGGCTCCCAATACTCCTTAAAATTAATAGCCATATTTCCAACAAAGTGAAAATGAATTTTCTCGTTATCAAGTGCGCGAGCGTACTCTATTAATTCCTTTTGATTTTTACCTTGGGTAAAAAGTCCAACATTTAATACGTGCCTTACTCCTTTAGTAAATCCAAGTTCATTTTTAAGCTTTTTATTAGGCTTTTTAAACTCTATGGGGTATTCTATTATTTCGTATTCTACTCCCATATTACCATACATTTCGGCCTGCATTTGAGAAACAAAAATAAACTTATCTGGCAGAAATATCTTAGTTTCTGGGTTATAGTAAACCCCATGGCTAGTCTCAAATATTAAATATTTTCTATCTTTTTTATATATCTTGTAAAGAATTTCGTGAGCAATAAAAGTCTCTGGAAATTCTTCAAAATGAATTATATCTGGATTTATATCTTCTATAAGCGTTAACAAGTATTTATCTGGAGCTTCGTGCATAGAGAAAAATCTATCTCCTAATAAATCCTTGATTTTATTCCTTTGTACTACATATGCATCACTGAGAAATTTATACTCTATGCAATAAATTTGAAATGAAGAATTCAGCATCTCTATCTTTTTTAAGAGGTACTGAGGAAGCCCTCCAGTAGATAAGTGAGGAGAAATATAAAGAATCTTCTTTTGCATTAAGGCGCCTTTAGGGCATTCTGGTATTTTTCTACTAAGTTTTTATAAAAACCTAACTCTTTCATTCTTTTTATAAACGTAGCTTCGTCTTTTCTAAAAAAGGAATAGGATATTTTTGACACCTCATCATGCTCTACATTAAACGAGTGATTTGGGTTATTATGTAATATGATAGAATGCTCGCATACTGTAAATTTATTGATTGCTATACACCTTTCGGCTAATTCATTATCGCAAAAATAATGATTATAAATAGGATTAAAAAATCCTTCATCGAAACAAGATAAAAGTTTTTTTGAAATCAAAAAATGAGAACTATTCTCGCCAATAAACTGCTTATATCCATCTTTTGTTTTAAAAATAGTTTTCAATGCAACCATTCCATCAAAATTTTCAAAACTTTTATTCATTTGTCTTACGGCATGAACCAAAAAATTTTTTTCTGGTAAACAGTCATTTCCCAAAAACATAACATAATCACCCGTTGATTTTTTTACGCCCTCGTTAAATATTTTACATACCCCCTGTCTATTTTCAAAAGAGTCTCTTTGAACAATTATTTCATAATTATCGTAATTAGCATTTTTTTGTATAGCTTCTAATAGCTTAGACAAAGACTCTTCTCTTCCCAAAGTTGGAATTACAATAGATACTTTTGGGTTATAATTATAGTATTTCCAATCTCGTAAATATTTTTCGTTTTGCAAATCTAAATCAATAGCTAAATTATTATGAAATCTTGCTTCTTTTATTTTATTTCCCGCCCAGCCATAAGAATAGTACAAATAATAATGTGGCTCATGGCTGTACTGGTGCATAGATTCCGTATAGCAAGCCAAGTATGGAATCTCTAACGCTGCTTTTGCGTAGCAAATCGATCTTATAAAATCTTTATTTTTACACATAAAGGCCGCTAGTCTAATAAATCCAGCTCGTCTTGTCGGTCCAGTTATTGTAGCTCTATGATATTGCTGAAGCCCATCTTCTATTTTTCCTAAATTTATTAAACAGTCGCCAAGATAAAGCATGGACTGCCCTCTCTCCGTCTGCCATTTATTCATGGAAATATGTCTTTCAAATTCTTTTGATGCAGATTTCCACATTTTATTATAAAACATTTCTCTGGCAAAATAATGAGAATTTCTATCTTTTTCTGGATGCAGAAAGCAATCTAGTGCAAGTCCAGCAAGGTATCTAGATCTATTTTCTGATGGAATCTGCCAATGCTCTAACTTTATAAATGATTCGTCAAAAAAATGCCTTTTTGCATTTCCGTCTAAAACCTCATGGATTATGCCTACCCACTTCAAAACTTTTTTATTATAGAATTTTGAATGAGTAAATTTTATAGCTTCTTTTCCATTTGCATCGTGACTGTAAACAAAGTTATACTCAAACTGCTGTGCGCCTTCGTCTATTTTTTTATTTATTTCGTCTATATTTAATTTGGTATATTGCTCATCGCAATCTGGCATCGCAACAAAGTCGTTGGACGATAATTCTGCGGCAAAATTTCTAGCAGCAGAATAATCAAATATTTTTGAATTTGCTTCTACAACTTGATTCTCGCCATCAACTACAAATTTTTCATTAATCTTTTTTGCAAGATCTTTATCAATAATTTTTATAAATCTTTCTCCAACTTCTGTTGTTTTGCATCCAAGTTCTTTGGCTACTTCAACAGTACGATCTTTCGATCCAGTGTCCACCAAAATAACTTCGCCACCTCTATTTTGAAATTCATTAAGAGATGCCATTAATTTTGGCAAAGTTTTTTCTTCATTTCTTGCTATAAGTACTACGCTAAATTTAGGAGTCATTTTATCTAAATCTTGGACCATTATACCATATAACTAAACTTTTTCTTATGCCTTTTGTAACCTTTGTGACACAGTGCTTGCAATAAGATGGGAATATAATCATCGACCCCTTTTGTTTATACTTTTCTGGATCAAATTTAGGCTGTACATTATCTAAGCAAAAAACGCCTCCTTCGTATTCTGAAGGATCATTGAGTAAAATGCACAAAGTAAGTTTTCTATCAGAAATAAAATTATTATCGTAAAGAGAGTCTATGTGCCAATTAAAATGATCGCTTGTCTGTGCTTTGTATTCAGTATACTGAAATGCACCCGGTCCGTAAGAAATGTCAAATCCAAAAGATTTTAAATTTTCATTATTCGCGTATGCGTTTAATATAAAATTAATCTCTGGATGTTTGTTTTGGTTTATCCATCTAATGGAACTGCTTCTAAAATCTTTGTTTATTGTGTTTTGTTTATAAAGAGTAGCCTCTTGTTCTTTGTATTGATATGCAGTTTCGCAAATCAAATCGCAAAATTTTGAGCTTAATTCATTTGGAAATAAAGCGTAATTAGTTATCACAACTAATAATATTTACGCAAAATGCCTTTTCAATACCTTAATCTTTATTCTTCAGATTTTTGACCTCTTGAGAAAGCTCTTTTACCGCAGAAATTAACAAAGGAATAAATTTATGGTACTCGACCTTCATGTATTGATCAGAAACTCCACTGATAAACTCTGGAGCATTTTCTGGATTTTTTACTGCAAAGTCCCATATTCCTGTTATTTCTTGAGCGACAACACCAACATCTTTTTTACCAATTTTATCAGGATCATTTACAAATGAGTTCCAATAAAAAGTATAAGTATTAATTTTATTGATCGTTTCAAGACTGTTAGATAAACTTTGAAGGTCATCTTTCAGCCTTGCATCGGAAGGTTCACCTGCTGGACCTGGTGGGCCTTCTGGACCCGGTCCGCCATCTGGACCCGGTCCGCCAGGAGCACCATCTGGACCCGGTCCGCCATCTGGACCCGGTCCGCCAGGAGCACCATCTGGACCCGGTCCGCCATCTGGACCCGGTCCGCCAGGAGCACCATCTGGACCCGGTCCGCCATCTGGACCCGGTCCGCCAGGAGCACCATCTGGACCTGGTCCACCAGCAGGCCCTGGTCCGCCATCTGGACCCGGTCCGCCAGCAGGCCCTGGTCCGCCAGCAGGCCCTGGTCCACCGTCTGGCCCTTGAGCGCCAGCAGCGCCCGCTGGCCCTTGACCACCATCTGGCCCTTGAGCGCCAGCAGCACCCGCTGGCCCTTGACCACCATCTGGCCCTTGAGCGCCAGCAGCACCCGCTGGCCCTTGACCACCATCTGGCCCTTGAGCGCCTTGGCCTCCTTGCTCACCCTGAGCGCCTTGCTCACCCTGAGCGCCTTGGCCTCCTTGCTCACCCTGAGCGCCTTGCTCACCCTGAGCGCCTTGGCCTCCTTGCTCACCCTGAGCGCCTTGCTCACCCTGAGCGCCTTGAGCGCCTTGCTCACCCTGAGCGCCTTGCTCACCCTGAGCGCCTTGCTCACCCTGAGCGCCTTGAGCGCCCTGCTCACCCTGAGCGCCTTGAGCGCCTTGAGCGCCTTGCTCTCCTTGGAACCCTTGTTCGCCTTGAAATCCCTGCTCGCCTTGAAAACCCTGCTCGCCCTGATAACCTTGGAATCCCTGTTCTCCTTGGAAGCCTTGGAATCCTTGTGAGCCAGTCGCTCCAGTATCTCCGGTGTCGCCAGTTGCTCCAGTTGCTCCAGTGTCACCAGTCGGACCAGTCCAACCCGTGTCACCAGTGTCACCAGTCGGACCAGTTGGACCAGTCCAGCCCGTGTCACCAGTCGGACCAGTCCAGCCCGTGTCACCAGTGGCTCCAGTGTCACCTGTCCAGCCAGTGTCGCCCGTATCGCCAGTGTACCCCGTGTAGCCAGTGTCACCTGTGTCGCCAGTGTAGCCGGTGTACCCCGTGTAGCCAGTGTCACCTGTGTCGCCAGTGTAGCCGGTGTACCCCGTGTAGCCAGTGTCGCCCGTATCACCAGTGTAGCCGGTGTACCCCGTGTAGCCAGTGTCGCCCGTATCACCAGTGTAGCCGGTGTACCCCGTGTAGCCAGTGTCACCTGTGTAGCCGGTGTACCCCGTGTAACCAGTGTCACCTGTGTATCCGGTGTACCCCGTGTAGCCAGTGTCGCCCGTATCACCAGTGTAGCCGGTGTACCCCGTGTAGCCGGTGTACCCCGTGTAGCCAGTGTCACCTGTGTAGCCAGTGTAGCCAGTGTAGCCGGTGTACCCCGTGTAGCCGGTGTACCCCGTGTAGCCAGTGTCACCTGTAGCTCCAGTGTAGCCGGTGTACCCCGTGTAGCCGGTGTACCCTGTAGCTCCAGTGTAGCCGGTGTACCCCGTGTAGCCGGTGTACCCCGTGTAGCCAGTGTCACCTGTAGCTCCAGTGTAGCTAGTGTCCCCTATCGCAATAAATATATCGCCCAAATCAGTCGGTCCTGCAAAAGCATTTCCATTAACGTCCGTACCCCCTGGTGCATCAACTAAAAAATTTGTAACAGGATGTGGCATTTTATAATTTTATTTTACTTTTTAAATCATGAATTTCTGCATAAAGTTCTTTTATAGCCTGAATTAAAATTGGGGTCAATTTTCCATAGTCTAAGCCAGATATCTCTCCTTTGTCATTTTTTGCAATAACCATTGGCAAAATTTCGTTAACCTCCTCCGCAATAAGACCAATATCTTTTAACTTATTTTTATTTTTCCATTCAAAAGTAACTGGCCTTAAAGAGTTTATGAGATTTAAGCCATTTTTTAAATTTTTAATTTTATTTTTGAAACGTTTTGAAGATGTTGATTTATAAGAAGACGCCTGTATTTCTCCAATTCCGCCATTTAAAGTTACGGTTACTTCATCGCTTCCGTTTTTAAGAAAAAGCATTCCGGCACCATCTGTTTTTTTCAAAATTGCGCTTCTTATTGCAGGGTCTGCTCCATTATTATAAACAACAACTTCTTCGCTTGCCCAAACTCTTCCATCGATGCCTCCATCCATACCTTGCGTTTCTGGCAACATACCCGCAGATAAATTAGAATGCACGTACAAATTACCAGCGCCATTATTATAAATATTATTTGAACCAGTTGGGCTTTTAACAATTGAAACTAAACCTGTATTAATTATACTTAATCTTGTTGATCCAACTTTTCCGCTTGTATCAGAACCAACATTTGTATTACATACGATTGCAGACCCATCTCCTGATCCAGCCTGTAATATTAAAAGACCAGCCTTTCCACCAGTTCCGTTCAAATAGCCGCTTCCTATCAAGTCTATTTGAGCGCCGCTAGGAACTCCATTTTCTCGCCCTCCGGTAATTGTTAATACTGAATCATTATCAATATATCTTATTCCAAATCCAGAACCTATAGTTAATCCGAATCCAGAGGTTCCAGATGTTCCTGTAGCAAAAGCACGTAAACTACCATTAATTAATAAATTTGTACCGTTCCATCTTAAATTATTTGCTGATGGATTACCTATGAAAAACTGATAGACCTCCGGGGTAATACCTTCCGCCTGAGTATTGCCAAGAAAAAATCCGCCAGAAGTACCAAAGGTGCTTGTGAAAACGCCGCTGCCGCCATTGTAACCAATTCCGCGAGATTTTATATAGCCGTTATTTCCTACAGTTAATCCTTTATCATCTAATCTAACTGCATTTAGAGTTGTTCCAAAGAAACCTTTATTTGCTACAATAGCTCCTCTTGCGATAACTCCATGAAATTCAGCTTGTCCCTGTCCGACAACTCTAAATCCCAAGTCTGGTATATTTTCAGCAGGCTGTCCTTGCTCAATTACAACAGATATAGTTGGAACAGTTATTTCTAGCCAATCATCATTTTCCGCAGGAAATGTTCCAGTTGGAGGTTGTACATTTGTGTTATTTCTTTTCGCGTTATAAACTCTATAAGTACCATCCGTTTGTAAAACTTTACATTGATCAACGTGATTTGGGCTTACTTTTGGTCTTACATACGCCGTAAAAGATCTTCCAGAAGTCCAGCTTTCTATAAATTTACTAGATTGTAAATAGGCTGTACTATCAGATAATTCTATTACTTTGGAGCTAATAAAACCAGATGTGAGCTTACCAACATTTAATCCAGAAAGAACCGTATCTCCATCAGATTCGTAAGCTTCCCAACTCGATCCATTCCATTTGTGCGTCTTATAACCCTCGTTTATTTTAAACCAGATATCGTTTTCTTTTAAATTATAGGTTCCAGTTGGATTAGCTGGAGCAGTCTCTTGGTAAAAAATTCTATTTTTTCCGTCAGCCGTGTCTTGAGCCCCCGCCGCATCGGCTATCGCTAAAAGAGCGTTTGCGTTTGCCGTAGCGGCTTTAAGACCAACGTCGTTTCCGCTCTCTGCGTCAATAAATTTACCCGTAACAGTTAACCCTTTGCTTGCAAATAGATTTCCCCTCTTTACTCTTTTGTTTCTTTGGCTTGAGTTTTGCCAAATAACAAATTCATCCCTGTCATCAAGGTAGATGGCTTCTTGAAGGTCTTGGAATGAAACGCTCATATCTTTATTTACAGTTAATATCCAGCATAAGTATTAAACGAATCAGTAATTCTATTACTGATAAGAGTCGGTTGTGGATATGAACCAGAAAACAAAACTCCAGTGTTTTCGTTGATTTCAAAAGACCAAGACGTTGAAATAATAGACCTGTCGCCAATTGAGTTTCCAATAGAATACGAATCTAGCCTCGCATTTTGTATTTTTATTCCAAATTTATTTTTGCCAGTATAATTGGAAAACATTATATCAAAATTATAGCCCTTTGTAGTTTTGTCTTCATTTTCAAATGAATACCTAATATCTTCTGTTTGAAAAGAATCTACCAAAGAATCTATATTAAATGTTCCAATAATCGGCTTTTGTATTTTCCTATAAAATGGGTAGTTTCCTCCAAAACCATAAAGGGACTTTCTTTCAAAAGGTATGGATATCGACATTGATTGAAAATTTTCAAAATCAAATCCAAAAGATATTCCACTTCCTAGAACTGACGAAGATGTTATTTGACACGCGCTGTATGGACATCCACCATTAAATTCGTTTTTATAAACCGTTGGATAATCTCTATTTCTAATATACTGGATTGATTGTTTTATTATTCCCGTAGATATAGAAAACAACTCATCCGAAGGAAGTTCTAAATTATTACCAGTAACATAAACTGCTGGCGCTCCCAAATAATTTGAAAAACTATTTGGAATTGAATCTATTCTTGCATTTGCGCCCACAAACGATAAATCAACAGTAGCTAATTGATTTAATGCTATATTTATTTCTAAATTAGAAATATAACAATTACCTATGCCTAAAACATTACCGCCTGTTAACTGATTTGTAGTGAAAAGACCATTTGATGCAATTGAATTTGCATCTTTACCGTTATCTGGAGCGATAATAACATAAAAATTTGTTCCAACCTGATCCTCATAAATACTTCTAAATGGATTTATATAACCACCGCTATTAATGTTTAAACCAATAAAATTTTCATTCCATCCATCATTAAGATAGTATTGAACGTTTAAATTAACGTCTGGGGCAAATTGCGTTTGCCTTGTTGCAAACTCCTCAGCGCCCAATTGTTTTAATGCGGCGCGATCAACATTAAAAGAAAAATCATAAGATTGAATAAAATCAAGTTTTCCTATGCCTGATATACTATTTTCAGCAGGAACAGTGGTAGCTCCACCTGTCGGCTCAACAAGCATCATCAACATATCGTATGAAATTGATTTACGCATTAATAAACCCTCCTTACTCCAATAGGATCTTCGATCAGTGTTATGCTTATATCATTAACATTTTTATAAACAAAAGTATGCTTCCATTCAGGAGCAAAAAAATATTTATTCTTATTATAGATGTTTGGGATCTTATATTGAAATTTTCTATAACCCTGCTTGCTACTTAGGAAATGTAAAATCGATCTCGTCTCAAGGTCACTGATTCCTTTGAACTCAATAACAAATTCTTTCAAAAAATTTGCGTGCAGGCCAAAATCACTTCTTTTCGCAAAAGAGTATGGAAGGTCAGTTTTTAAAACAGAAGTTTCTTTATTTACTGTTGAAGAATAAGTTGGCTGGTAAAAGAACTCCTGCGTCCATTTGCCACTTGCGATCTCGGAGCCATCTATAGAAGACTCACTCGTATGATCACCAGTGCAATAATAAAAACAATCATATAAATTACTGGTGTTTTGTGGATAAGATGAGTTGCCAGTATGTCTAACGACTTCGTATTTTGAATAATTAGTAGACGTAGTCCAATTGCCTTTTATTCCAGAGCCAGTAACAAACATTCCATTCCAATTTAAAAGCGGCGCAATCTGATCAGTACTTAATTCAACTTGTATTGTATAAAGATCATTAACAGTAAAATTATTTTGAATTGTCCCGCAAAACAAATCAACTGGTTTATATATTGAAGCTGGATCTGTAAAAGTAAAATACCCTGTGCCACGAAGATTTTCAAAAAAGCTAACAATTTTTGTAGCTTCCAGTTCCTTTCTATTTTCGAAAGGCATTTGCACGGTCATCTGCAAGTGATTAACTCCTTTGGGCATTGTATATAAATAATTATCAACCGTAGTGTACGAGTTCATATCTGCCATAAATGTTACAGAAGTTCCATAAGAAGGCTTAAAATCAAATGTTGTTTGAATCGCCCCAGTAACATTATAGTCTCTATCGTACAGGAATGACATTAAATAAATCCTTGATAACTAAGCGTTAAGGAAAGCTCATCAGTTGCTGACGAGTTAACTGTTTCGCTTATTAGTTCCATATTATCCATTGAGAAGCTTGCTAAAGACCCTACTGTTATATTAATATTTTGCTTATTGGAGTCAATAATATAATCTAAAACTCTTTTTGACTCGTAATCATCAACCCCAATAGTAAATTGGGCGGTTACTCTATATGGCCGCAAAGTTACAACATCCATTGGAGTTGATCCTGTTGGATGGTAAAAAGCCTGTCTTGGGCACTCTATTGAATAAGTAAAAGCTTCGATCCTATTTGTTCCCGAGCCATCACAACGAATAGCTATGTCTCTTGGCCGTACAACCGATAATGCTCCAGTCTGTGAAGCTCCAGAGCCCGCAACCCCAGTCCCAACATTTCCAAAAATAGTAAAATCGGCGCTTAAAGAAGGAAAGTTTCCAACCGCACAAGAAACCGAATAATTATTTAGATATGCCCGATTAAAAGTAAAATTTTTATTATTATAAAATAAGCCACCACTAATTTGTCCCGATCCTGTAAAATTTAAAAAGAAATCTGCTGGCGAAAGATATTTTTGAACACTCAGATTCGATTGCGGCGCATTATTCGTGAATGTAGTAAATTTATTAGCTCCGATAACATTGATGTGCTCAATTGGTAAAGAATAGCCGAAATTAACATCGTTAACGCCAAATATTTTGACGCCGCTGATATAAAGACTATTTTCATAATTTGATACGGATGATTTCATTATCTACTAGGCTTAAGCATTCCTCCCGCTCTCTTTTGTTCAGCGATTGTTTTTAGCACAATTTGCTCGATCTGCTTGCTCATTTCTTTGTAGTCTACTCCATCCTTTTTGGTTTCTCCCTCGGTTTGTGTCTGAGAACTCTGGCCTGTAACACTAATATTAATATTTACGTTTGTGCCGCCAGTTGCTTTTGAATCGGACATTGCGGCAGCTTTTTCGGCAAAG